CTCCATTGGCTACATTTATTTTATCGTCAAGGTAATCCTTTGCTGAGTTTAAAGTCGCTAAATCTTGCGCATCGGTGTAAGTTTTTAATGAGTATGCAGAAAGGTCCACAGTTGACGCCATTTGGTCAAATCTTGCGAACTTTGTTTCACCGCTTACCTCATCAACTACAGGAAATAAACACCCAGGCGTTACTACATCAATAGGGTTTAATTCGCTTATTCTTTTATCCTCAGCCATTACAATTTAATTTTAAATAAGTTTTCCTGCAGTAAATATTTGCCGTTTTCCTGTAGCAAATAACCGCTTTCACTACTTTGAACTAAAGAAAATTCAGTAATAAAATTCATTTTTTTAGATGTAATTTTATTTAAAACAGAATAATCTGAAATTTTATTTAACAAAAATAGTACTTTTTTAGAGTTATTATTTATTTCTGTTAAAGATAAATTATTTAACAAAGCGAAGTCCACAAGGTTATCCAAAGAGCCAAGCGTATTGCATACCATGTTTATAACAGAAGCTCGACTTTGAGCGAAAAAAACACCCGTATTCTCTTCTTTGCCTTTTTGCAAAGAAAGTTCAGAGGTTTCAGTCGAACCCAAAGAAACTCCTGTAATACTAAATATTATGTCGTTAATATTCTGCATTTATTGCCAATTCGAAAGTTCCAGAAGTATTTTCAGTTAATTTCATGAAGTTGATATTTGCAGAATCAGCCTCTATTTGCTTTCTAATTTCCACGTCTAAGTCCTGTATAACTCCCGCAGAATTTAAATAGTCGTCAATTCCAACGCCAACCAATAAAGACTCTTTCCAATCTCCTTTTTTACTTTTGCAAATAGCGTAAATGTGCTGATTGTCTGAAACTTCTGCAACAAAATCCCCGTTTTCAATTTTAAACGAAGCATTGTCTGTGTTTAGTGCGATATCAAATACCATGAGTTATACTTTCGTTTTCTATGTCGTCAAAATTTCCAGTTGTTTTTACACCTATTTGAGTAGTTGCAAAAACTTTTAATGCTGCACCTCCATCTCCAGGCGTAGGAGTCCAATTTTTTAAGGAATCAGCAATGGCATTTACTAAGTCGTTTGTTTTTTCTAATTGAATCTTTAATTCCTCAATCTTAATTAATCCCCCAAACTCACCACCATTTAATTGTATGCTTTCGTTTGAAGAAATAAATATTTTATCGCAATCAGAAACACTTAAGAGTACAAACAAATCATTTGTTGTGATTCCGATTAATACTGTACTGCCCACGCTAGGTACGCACTCAATATTATCCCCATTTTCAAGGCTTAACTGTACAGTAATTTCACTCTGTATCTTAGAGCTTACAGGCTCACAAATTGCGGTACCTTCATCCTCATTTACGGACAAAATAGTACACTTAACCAATGAGACAAACTCACGGTTATTAGTACCTGCCAAATGCTGTATAAGTTCCTTAATTTCCATTATAAGCCTGCGTTTATATCTGCGTCAGTAATGCCGTCAATCCTCATGTCTAGATCAATATCCTGCCTATAACCACCAAGTCCAAAAGTTTTTACCACTTTTTTACAAAGGTAAGTTCCGGTTTTTTCTTTTATTTGCCTACTTTGGCAATAAATTCTATCCCCATGCCTCACACTTGGAAGCCCAAAAGATTCAAAGCCGCCACGAAGCCCAGCAAACCAAATTCTATTAAGCCTCTCAGTAGCTAATCGCTTCAACTCTGCTTCGCTTTTTACATCATAAAAATACAAGGTTTTTGTTTCCCCTCCAATGTGAATATTTTCATCCGGCACAACAACAGAAAGCCTTTTATTTGTCTTTTTGGTTTTACCAGTTTTTGTCGTTTCCGTTCCTTCCTCCTTGTTCACAGAAAAGGCTTTAATATGTAAATTTACGTCCTCTTTTAACTTGTATTCCAAGTTGTCAGATATAATATTTTTATTGAAATCAAAAACCCACTCTCTCAGCCTTTCCGCTCCGTTTTCAGTGTCCCTTTGGTCTTCTGGGTAGTAAACTATTCCGCTGCACCTTAATTCATGCTTAACTGAGCCGTCAACATTTTCAATCCTGCGAATGTAAGAATTTAAATGTTTATCTTTTCTAAGTCTCGCCAAAACCTCAGCCACCGTTTCGTTTTCGCTTAAGAAGTCACCTATTTTTGTAGTTATTGAGTCTCTAACCTTAAAATCAATGTCCGAACCTTTAAGCATATCCTGCAACATAGTTTCGACACTCCAATCCTTCTCATAATATGTTTTATTGGGTGCTTTGATTTGCTTAAGCTTCCACATATAATCCTCGCACTCGACTTCAATTGGAGTTTTATTAAAAACTCTTACAATAAAGCCCTCAAACTCCGGGTGCATTTCGGTTACATCTTTGAACCCATCAAACCAAGTGTAACCAAGTTCAATCTTAATTTTATCCCCTCTTTGAATAATTGGAACAGTATCACCTGCATAGAAGTTTTTACCTTGCCAATTTTCTTTCACTCCTGTATTTTCATTTAAAAAATACATATTTCTAGGGAATATCAATTTAGCCGTATCAGTAAGCTGGTCCCAACTGCTCTCAATGGTTATATTATTCACAAATCGAAATTCATAAACAGAGTTGCGTTTAATCGAATTCCAATCAGTAAGCTGATAAATTGTAACTTTTGAAACGAGCCTAAGCATATTATTGTAATTTTTTTAAACGAATTTCGACAGGCTTGTCGCTTAGTGCTTGAATTTCAAAAGCAACACTCCTTTGCCTTCCCATTTCTTGGTTGTATTGAAAGTTTGTAACTACAATATTGCTAATCCCAAAAACCTGCATTAAGTACCAGCTTGAAACTTCAATCTCAGCTGACATTTTTAATGCTTCGTGCAAATCTTTAGCCAATTCTAAAGGAAATTGCCCGTTTTGCTTACCTACAATTACACCCTTAATATTTAAAGTGTAGTCACCGTCAGAAATAAACTCCTTAACCGTTCCTCCCAAGCCTTGCACAGCCGTAGTAACTATATTTTTTTGTTGCCCAACATCAAAAAGAACAGTATTTAAAACAACATCGTTTTTAAATGTTTTAACAGTGTTTCCTTCGCTATCCAAATACTCACGGGCTTTTAAAACTAAATTACTAAATACAGGCGTGCCAAAATCGGACTGGGCACCTGTACTCGGATTTGAAAATACTTCAGGCTTTGGTACTACAAAGTTTTTATCATTAACACTTATCGTGTTGTCATTTCCTTTTTTTGATTCAGCCACTAAGCCATCAATTTGTGGCTTATAAATAGCAGTTTGAACCGCAGCAAGTCCATACGACTGTATAATCATTTTTGCAGTAGTGTCCGCCTGCGCTTGCGTTGCTGGGATAATTAATAAACTCATATATTAGTTTGCAATTATATTTGAATCATTTACTGCCGTAAGTAAAAACTTGGTAATTTCCTCTTTAATTCGTGGCGCAATTTCTTTTGTGTCCATTACCTTAACTGTAAGCCCTTCCACCAACTTACCAATAGTTATATTCGTGATTTTGCTTTCGTAAGTACGTGCAATTTTTTTATTATTTTCATTGGTTATTGTTTTGCTATTATTGTTTTTAGGTGAATAAGTATTGTTTGCTAATAAATCCCACGAATTTTGTCTAAGACCAAGCATCCCCTCAATACCGCCCTTAAGTGGCATATTCATAACACTAACTTGAGTATACAATCCGCCAGCACCTTGTTTCCACCCTTCACCGTAAGCCTCTCCTACACCCTCGCCTAAATCCTTAAAGTATTTAGTACCAAAATTTAACTCAATAAAGTTTTTCCCAAAATCAACAGCATTAGAAAAAGCCTCTTTAAAGTTTCCAGAGAATAAATTTCTAAAAAAATCTATTAATGGTGAGAAAACTTTTTTTATCACATTTCCAATATTTTCAAAAACTTTAGCTACAGCATACCCAAAGCCAACAATAGCACCACGAAAACCCTCGAACTTATTCCAGGCAATAATCAACCCAGCAACTACCAAAGAAAGCCCCAAAGTAGCAGCGGCCCACATAGCAGTCGCACCAATACCAGCGGCATAAAATGCAAGCGTAAGCCCGTCAGTGGCCACCATTGTAATAAAAGTTTGTGCAGCCAATAATGCCGAACTAATAACTGCTCTACTTTGCCATAAAGTGTATGCTTTGAACGCAATTACTGAAAGCCCTACTGTAAGAGCCACGCCTGCAAATACGTTGCCATATTCCTTAAAAAATGGTATAGATTCACGAACAACTTTAAACAACCCAGTCATAATATGTGAAACCTCAATCATTAAAGGTTTGAATACTTCACCCAAATCTTTCATCATTAAAAACATATTTGTTTTGGTTTCATTTACAGCTCCACCCATAGTGTTTATGTTTTCTGTTGCAGAAGCTCCAAATGTATTGCTTAGTTCACGTGCGAATTTTGGCAGAAAATCCTCAGCCATAAGCTTTCCATCTGCCATAAATTTGTCTAGTTCACCAGTAGTCATTCCCATAGATTTTGCTGCAAGTTGAAACGCTCCTGGAAGCCTTTCACCTAACTGGCCACGAAGCTCCTCAGCACTTACTTTGCCTTT